TCTCTTTGGGCGACGTTCTTGCTGACAACAGCAATGACTCACCTATCGACATTCTGAAGCACACTCCAGTAGGTCTTGCACGTATGGAAGACCTGATTTCTGTTGATCTGACAGAAATGATCGAACTGCCTTCAACTGGTGTTCGTTTCTTCCAGACAAACCAGATTACCACTACTTCGAACTATAAGAGCGTAACAGGTCTGACCGCGCTGCGTACTTATATCTTCGGACGTGACGGTATCTTCTCAATCAAGCTAGGCGCACAGGGCGACACTGGCTTCGGTGACGGTGAGTGGCAGAACATTTGTCTTAGCAACAACTAAGATTTTAGTGTCCTACGAAAATAAATCTCGTAGGTTAAAAAATCGTTTCTAATCAAGATGAACCCTGAGATGGGAACAGACTGCAAGCAAGGTAAACTGGGCAGCAGTAGAGACTAAATGAAACGAAACCCTATTGGGTTGTGCGATAGTCCGTTCTTAGAGGAAAGAATATGAAGACCAACAACGTTGGCACAGGGAAACAGATAATAGACATGACCGGTGTTCGGGTTGGCCGTTTAGTTGTTATTAAAAGGCATGATTCCGAAAAAAATAGAGCGCGTTGGTTGTGTCAATGTGATTGTGGAAGAACCTGTATAGCAACAGGTAAGACTCTCAGAGAAAGCAAAAAGAAAAGTTGTGGATGTTGGTTTGGTGAAAGGTTTTTACCAGCATCTACTAATGAACTACCAGCTATGCGCTTCTTAATGAAAAGATACATCGAAGAGGCCAAGAGAAGAAATTTAAGTTTTAAACTTTCTGAGGAAGAATTCCACAAACTAACATCTAAAACTTGCTCATACTGTGGTATATCACCAGCGATGTTGATTGACAACTATGCAGTTCCGTATGTATATAACGGAATAGATAGGATAGACAACAATATCGGATATGAAATTAGTAATTGTACACCCTGTTGTAAATTCTGTAATTGCGCCAAAAGTAAACTAACTAATAAAGAGTTTATTAAAAATTGCGAGCGCGTAACAGAATTTCAGAACTCTAAGAAACTGGCAGAAATGACCAGTTTCAATGGCGTAAGTCATTGATAACAAACAAGTAAATGCAACATCGTTCAAAATGCGGAACCTACCGTAGCTGATCCTGAAGGTCTAATCCCCGGATGGACAAGCTACCGTGTGCACTTCACAACTTCGCTTGGACCGGATACAACTATCCGTATCCGCGAAATTGACGCAGCTAGCGCAATCAGCTAAGTAATTTTGGGGGAGTAATAAATAGCTCCCCCAGTTCACCTAAGATGGGTGCACTCATTAAGGAGAATAAATGGGCTTACTAAATCAAGTATTTCAAGGCAATCCTACCGCACTAGGAGCAGTGGCATCGGGCGGAAGCACCGTAGCCCCTAACCTAGCCGTTGACACTGTTAACGGATCGCTGTATATCAGTGCCGGTAATGGTTGGCAACCGCTTTCGGATGCCGTAGCAAAATCAATTCTGTCAAGTCAAACTGCGGCTACTCAGTCAAACGTTTTGACTTATAAAGCGCCTGCAACTGGTCTTTATCGTATCGACACTTATGCGGTACAGATGACAGCAACGGGTGGAACACTTCCCTCAACGGCAGTGGCCTACACGGAAGGCGAAACTGGTGCTACTGAATCTGGTCTTGCGGTTCAGGCAACTGGTACAGGTACTAACGCTGGAGACAACAAGAGCGGTACTGTAATCATTAACGCTCAAGCTGGTACTAACATTGTGGTTTCATCTGCTTCGGCAGCTACACTGACATATACGCTTAAAGCGCGTGTAGAGTTCATTGGTTAATAGGAGATATAATAAATGAGTTATCCTAGTCAAACAACTGGCCTAAGTGTAGCAGCAAAAATTGCCGTTGCAGGTAACGGTGGTACAAGCGTTGTTCCCGGAAAGAATAACGTTACGCTTTCTGTCTCAGCGACAGGCTACGCTTCGACGTTCCAACTGACCCCTGACATTCAGGATGCATCCGGCGCAAGCTGGCTAGGTGGAACGGTATTCACACTCTCTGCGGCAGGTAATGCTAGCGGCGGGTCAACAATCTACACTGGTACTATTACTGGTGGAGGTTCAAATGCTTTTGCAGGTTACACATTCGTAGTTGCAGGGTTCACAACTTCTGCTAATAACGGTGAGTTCCTTTGTACTGCATCAAATACGACTACTCTTACGTTGGACAACGCCAACGGAGTTAGCGAAACACATGCTGGAACTGCCACAGCAGAAGAAATCACATCTGGTAATCAACTTACCTATGTGGCGTATCCTGCTAAAACTCTGACAGGTAATACCTATCAGCCATCTGGCACTTCTTCAGCAGTGGCAACGGTCTCCGCTACTGGTCTTATTACAGCCGTGAAGCCGGGTAACGTAGAAGTAGAAGTTTCATTCCCTACTTTTAACAACTCTGTTGGAACAGCAGGTACAACTTTTGCCGGATCATTGCCTAAAAACAAGATTTATGCAACGGTTAACGTACAGGTAGTACCGTAAGGTAAGAATGTTTTCATGCTTGGAGGAGTATGGCACATTTTGAGGAAGATGAGGAGCACAACTCTGTGCTTCAGAAACACAATCGGGTATTGCGTAAGGTCAATAAGGTCTTACGCAATTCCCATAAAGTTACAAAAGATTACAACGATGCTCTATTCCGTGAACTCTGCGAAACAGATAAGGAAGCCGAGCTAGCTATGGAGAAACTTTGGACGCTTGGGGGATTTGAACTTATCTGCGGTCCAAAGGATTACAATACTGTAGTCGAAACCTGCCTTGCCGCACTTAGGGCAAGGAAGAGGTAAGCCCCATAGACCATATCAGCGGCCTCCGGGCCGCATCTTTTTTGTTGTAGGAAGTAATACAGGAAAGGTGGATTACCGGAACTGTAAAATACATCCTACAATTTCTTCAATTCCCGTCAGGTGTGTACATGCCGGGTGAAGAGACCCCTGTGCTGTGAGTGTTATAGACTTCGCTTCCATAGGGGACATGTTATTAAATGCTTGGAGGAGCATAATGGCATCATTTTTGAATTTGAAAAGGGATAGAGAGGCTACGATAACCACATGACGCAGCCTACAGCACAAGAGATTCAACAGACACAGGGCACTCGTTTAAGCGAGACTGCCCCTTGGGACAGCTACGATTCAGAACTTTCTGGACCTAAAATGTCCCCAGAACTGGCTGCACAGGTTGCAGCTTATTCTGAACAGAGATATAAAGATGCCCCAGTAAGTTCTCAATCTCAGGAAATACTTGCTGAGAACCAAGAGATTAATGAGGACATTGCCAAACAGTACCAATGGTTAAAACCCGGAGACTACGCAGACATTGAGGCCAGATTTGGTCGTGTAATGTCCCACGCTGAGTTTATTACATTACTTCGTAAGGCCGGTGTAAGCTGTTATTACAAACAACATCCACACGCTGACAAGTTAACACTTCTTTGGCAACCTAACGGGTTAGACCAATTAGAAGTAGCGTGTTGGGCGCAGTACGGCCAGATGCCAGAACTATCTTTAATGAACTTCGACCAATATGGCGCTCCGCTGGCGGAACGACGTAGGGGGTGGAGGACGTGCCTTTTGCAGATGATTCTTAAGGGAATTATCACAGAGGAGAAAGCGAACGAAATCTTTGGCAAACCAAGACCGGATAAAGCTTTCGATAAATACAATTCAATGCTACAGGCATTTCGCAACGCCGGTAGTAGATTAAGCGAGTAGGAGAGGAGACTATGAGTAAAATTACAGATATTGCCAACACTGGCATTACAACAGGTGGTTTAGTACAACCGACTACTACCGCCCCTGAACCAGTTGTAGAAAAGAAAACATCTGCTAAGGCAGAAATTGAGGCCTTAGAACTTGAATCAAAGAAACTAGAATTAGAGGCTAAGAAACTTGAAATTTTAGAGAAACAGGCAAACCTTCAGGATTTACAAGAACGTCTCGCAGAGCGCGAACTGAAGCGTGAGACAAAGCGCCAACGTAGTTTGACTAATGGACAGACTTTGAAGCAGCTTGCCTCTAACGACTTGGCCGCTCAGAAACGTTGCAACCATCGTAAAGGTGGAAACGGAGCGCATGGTGTTGTTGGCGGTATGGGCGATGACTCGCAGTATGCTGTTCTGAAGCATACCTTTTGTAACGGAGATATGTGGGTACGTTGTTTGCGTTGTGGTAAGACATGGAAGCCGCCCATTAGGGAGCATTTTGATAGTGAAGCTGATTATCTGAAGGAATCAGTAGCCTACGAGACTGCTATTAATTTCCAGACACGTAACGTACCTTCTGGATCGGTTACTTTTCGTTTCTCTGATAATGGTAAGTACTACCGAGAAGTCACGGCTAATTCAACACTAAGATAAAATTAGAGGAAAAATGAATTCAACTATTACATTACAAGAAGTAGTAGACGATGCATCAACATTAGGGGACGTTGCCCCTGCTTTGTCTACCGGTGGTTATTCTATGGCCCCTGCTTTGTCTATTGCCAACGATGTAATGCAGCAGTTGATTAACGGTGGACCGGGCGGACAGCCGTATAATTGGAAATGGAATCGTTATAACCTTCCGCCCTTTCCTACCATTAGTCTACAACAAGACTATTTCATCCCCGGATTGATTAATTTAGGTTGGCTCGAAAGTGCATGGGCCGTCAATATGAATCAAACTTCAGTGCCTAAGCAGAAAACATTTCTTGAAGTTCATAAAGATTTAATCGTAAGTAACAACCAAATGACCTATCCCGGTAAGATTAGCTGGCTACCAAATAGTATGCTAAATACTGGCGCTTGGGGACAGATTCCGCTAGGTCCAACGGCAGGTAACCCTGCTGGACAGACTACAGTAAGCGGCCCCGGATTGACGGGGCAACAGAATCCCGGACCAAACGTAATATATACGAATCCAGTTG